ATGTGACGGATTGCGGAACCGAGGTCACGTAATTGGTCGAGACGCCGATAAAGACCTGCGAATAGAAGTCGGACAGCGTCGAGGCGCCGACCATCTTGACATATTTCTGCGACAGCGAATCCCCAAGCTCGGTCCAGGCGCCCACCATCAGCGCATCGATCGAGGCGCCATTGTCGTTGCCCCCCGTTTCAGCCTCATAGACCGTGCCGTCGGATGAGCCGAAATAGAGCCCATCCTGCCATGTCGCCCAGCAGGAGGCGGTCAAGCCGGTAAACCGGCACCAGGCCCCCGTTTCGGTGTTCATGACATATTGGTAGGGGCCGAGCGCATTGGGAAGATTGACGATCGCCATCTTGCGCTTGGGAAAGGAGACGAGCTGCCATTGCGATGCCGCCGTGCCTGTCGCTGCCACCGTTTCAAGCCAGCTCGGGGCGATTTTTGCGGTCATCGCGCCCGAATAGATCGCCCCGCGATCGACCTGCACAGCCTTGGAAATCGGAATGATGCCATCAACCGTCATGATGGCGATATCGCCGCCGACATTGAGCATGCAGCGGTCGCCGCCCAGCGGCGAGCCTATCTTGAAGCCGCCGAAAAACATCCATGTCGAGGGGTCTGAGGGGTCCGAGCCATGATAGATCAGGATTTCGCCTTCTGTCGTCACCACGACAAGGCTCTGGTCGAGCCCGGTCTGGGTCGACATCGGCCAGGTGCTGATCGCCGCCACGGTGCCGCCGAATTTCATATTGCCGCCGACATCGAGCTGGCTGGCCGCACCCGACACCGCGCTGGTGGCGAGATACCAGACATTGGTCGTGTCTTTTTCGATAAACCACAGACGCGAGCGATAGGCCGTTACCGCCAAGAGCTTCTTCGCATCGGTAATGCCTGTAATGGCCGTCGTGGTCCAGCTGGTGCCGTCATAAAGGCGCGGCGTGTCTGCTCCATTGACCATGCGGATCCAATGACCGCCCGCATTGGTAAATTGCTGCGCGCTCCAGCGGTCGGAGGTGAGGCCTGAAATCAGGGAGGTCGGCGTGCCGCCGCCGGTGATATCCCAGATATGGCCATTGGCTGTGGCAAACAGCTTGTTGGTCGCCCCGGAATAGGCAATCAGCGTCTGAACATCGCCGCCGAGCCCGGTGGCATAGGCCACCGAGCCGAGCCGGATGCGCACCCGGTTGGATTCCGGAAACCAATTGTCGAGAACAAAGGCGGAGGAGGCGCCCATATTGGCGATGTTCTCATCGGTTCGCCAGCCATCGACCGGCGGCACCCAATCATGGGTGGCGCTGACGCGGCGGGTGAATTGTGTCGTCCGTGCGGGGCCGCGCATCAGCTCACCGCCACGCTGCCGGGCCACCAGCTGTCAGGCACCTGGCCGCGATTGGGTTTGGCCAGCGAAAAGGCCGATGCGGCGCGGTCCGAGCCGATCTCGCTTTCCCTGGCCAGCATGAAATTTGCCATTTCCTCAGCGTAATCCAGCCCCTTGGCGCGTTTCCAGCGCCAGATGAGCGACAGTTCCAGCAAGCGATCCGGCAGGCGGCAGATATCGGTGTCATCCGTCCAGGCGGATTTGGTCGTGCCCGTCGCCGCGATGATCCAGTTGGTCGACTGATATTCATAGGAGATGGTTTCGCCTGCGACATTGCTGAGAAATTCCAGCTTGCCCCCCGACATCCGCCAGATCTGGGGAACCGGATTGGTCGAGATCGCCAGGTTTCGTTGCCATGTCATTGCATCGACCGGACCGTTCATGGTCCAGAGCCGCGACATGTTCCAGATTCTGGAATTGGCGGAAAAGGCCTGCCAGTCGGAGGGCGGTTCACTGGGCTCGGGGTTGACACCCGTCGCGGTGAAGGCGCGCGCCACTTTGAGATCCGACCAGTCATGATCACGGCAGAGATCGTCGCCGGCCCGCTGCGCCAGAATTCGCAGCTGGAGGATGGTCTGATCGGTCGATGACATGACGGAATTCGGCACGGTCAGGCTGAGTTCCGCGCAGATGTTCTGGATATTGGTCAGAAGGGACATGCGCGGATCCTCTGGTTAAGCGGCGATTTCTTCAGCGACTTTTGGCGGACGTCCCGGCCCCCGTTTTCCCGTCGAGCCCTGCGAGACCGTCGCCTGTCTGGCGCTGATCTCGGCGATCTGCGCCTTCAGCATGTCGATATCCTCGCGCAGCCGGATATTCTCGGCTGCGTATTTCTCGGCCGCAGCGCCACCCTTGGCACTGTCGAGATAGGCTTGCGCCTTGGCGACAATCTGATGGGCGCCCATGCCGATCTTCTGCTTGACGGTGTCGGATGCCGCAGCGAGGTGTTCGATGGTGTGAATATCCATCGCCTCGAATTCCTTGATCTGCGCCGGCCGAAGGGCAGCCCATTCTTTGAGCGGCGTGCCGATGATCTGGTCACGATCCCTGAGGCCGCGCTTGAAACGGTCATAGACCTCATGAAACCGGTCGCGGTCACCCTCGGTGACCTCCCGGTAAACTTCCGAATTCTTGTCGCCCGCAATGACAATGCGAACAAATTCCCGATCCTCATAAATCGGCCGGCCGGCTTCTTCGCTTTTGAACGGCATATGGACAGGCTCAAGGGTGAATTGCGCGTAAATGGAGGTTGGTTCAGACATGACGGTTTCTCGCGGTTGATGGCGTTGGGGGGGGAGGCATTTGGAGGTCGGGACAGACCCCCGCTCTGGCGATTTCTGATGTTTAGTCTTTGCGAGCGAGGTTTGTGCTCGTTGATAAGGCAGCGGGCGCAAAGCCTAAGCCATCGAAATCGCTTTCTCGCCCGCCAGGGGCGAGATCAACCCGCTGCATCGCCTTGTCAAAAGTAAATACTGAATGCGCAACAAGGTGCCTGCCTTTGCTTGAGGCACGAGCGTAAGACGCGGGGGCCTATCTCGCCCTTGGCGGGCGAGAAAGCGATTTCGATGGCTTAGCCTTTGCGCCCATAAGCAGTTCCATACCCACAACCTTGCTCGCAAAGACTAAACATCAGAAATCGCCAGAGCGGGGGTCCGTCCCAGGCACTTCAGACATCACAACAAGAAAATATTGAATGTCTTCAATGCAGAAGATGGAGGGCGCATAGCGCCCTCCCCAGCTCATGATCAGTTGGTCTTGTAAATATACGGCCAGGCCAGCCGCCCTTCGAGCACACCGGTAGCGGTGATCGTCACCCCCGTACCCGAAGCCGAGGCGTTGCCCGACATGGTGATCGAGGAGATCGTGCCATTGGGGCCATAGGTGATCGACGCCACGGTGACGGCGGAGACGCCGGTGCCTGACAGGGTCGCGCCGATGAACGGGCCGGAGGCAACGTTGGCATTGCCGCCGATCGCCGTCAGCACCGGCGAGCCGCTCACGGTGGTGGCCGTAAACGTGGTGCTCGCCGCTTCGAACGACACAGGCGTAATGCCCTTGGTGCTGACAGTTGCCGAGGCCGGAACATTGGCCTGGCCTGCCGTCGTTGTCGTCTCGACAATGACGAGGTTGGCCGTGGTCGAGGCCGAGACCAGGCAAGGCGCCTGGCCGGCCCGCTGCACCCACATATAATAGGTACCCGCCGCCAGCGAGATGGCGGATGCCGTCCCGGTGGTGGTGGAGTTGACCGACTGGATGTTGAGAACACCAACCCCACGGCCGATCACGCCATTGGCGGTGGTCAGCAGCGTGGCGGTATAATCCTTGTCCCATTGAACCCACTGGCCCGGCTGGATGGTGGTGGTCGAGCCGAGCACCAGTTTGCAATAGACCCATTCCGCCTCCATATCGCCCCAGGCGAGTGAGCCGAGCGCGAAATTGGGAGCCGGAATGCCGGAGCCCGAAACGATCGGGCCTTCGATGTTGAACGGATTGGCGCCGAAGCGTTCCGTTTGAGCGCGTGCGATAGTCATGGTTTGATCCCTTTCTTAGGCGCTCAGGACGCCCTGGAGGAATGCGTTGTTCATGGTCATGTTGCCGGCCCAGCCCCAGAGGCGCACGGTGGCGTCCTGGTTGGGGTTCATCCGGTCATCACCGATGGGCGAGAAGTTCCGGTCCTTGTGGGGGCGGAACATCAGGTATTTCGTGTTGAGGAAATACATCTGGTTGGAGGGCGCGCCGCCGCCGAAGCCGCCGTCGAACACCACATCCGAGCCCATATACATCAGCGTCGAGAAGCCGGCCTGGCCTGTGTCGGCGGAGTTGATGCGCTGGATGGCCTGCAACGATTCCCAATAGAGGCGGAAATAATTGTTGTCGGCGACGATCAGATCCGGCTTGTCGGACCCGCGCGAGCAGAGCAGATAAAGCCGGTTCATATAGGACTGGATGTTGGAGGCCGAAGTGGCGGTGCCGCCATCGGTGAGGCCCGAGAATTTCTGGTTTCGCCAGAAAGACCAGGTGGCGCGGTTGATGCCGCCCACCGTGCCCGAAGTCGGCGCCGTGGTGACGAGCAGGCCGAGACCGCCGATCTGACGCCCGCCATCCGCCGTCCCGTCTGAATAGGTATCGAGTGCGATGTTGTTGATCAGCGTGGTTTCAGCATTCTCGATGCGGCCTTCGAGCAGATCGAGCACCGCATCCTCGCCGGAATTCTGGAGCTGTTCCAGCCCGGAGATCGACACCGCAACCGCCGCCTGCTTGATATCATATTCCGCCGCCGTGATCACATCGGACTGGGCGACGTTGAGAAGGTCATAACCACTATACCGCTTGAACGTGTTGTTCTCCTGGTAGGCGATTTCATGCACGATGGTGCGGCCACCGCTGAAGGGTTTTACCTTGCCGCGGGTTCTGAGACGCGCGAGAAGGCCGTTGTTTTTGGTCACGTTGTCTGCGATGGCGCCGGAGCGGTTGCGCAGGGTGGTCGTGACGATTTCCGAAAGGTTCGGAGAAATAGCCATTTAGATCACCTTTAAGATCAGGCGCGAGTGCCTTGTGAAGTCCATGCTTCCTGCAGGGCCTCGCGAACGGATGAGGGAGGGCGCGCTTCCGCCCCGCGTGATGGGCCGGGGGTTGACGAGCCTGTGATGGATCTGGCCGCTTTCCGGGCTTGATCTGCCGGATTGGCCTTTGCTGTGACCGGGGCCGGGCTTGCCTGTTTGATAAGGCCTTCACGGATGGTCGGGTTCTGCCAGCATGCCCGCTCATAGGCGTCCTTCAGATCGCTGGCCCGCCCTGTTTCGATAAGGGCGACCATGTCATCGATGACGGTTTCGGCGTGCATGTGTTTCGGATCGGACAGGAAGGCCTCGATCGTGCCTTCGACTTCCCGTTGTTTGAGTGTTCTGTTGACGAGCTGTTCGACCATTTCCGGCCGGAATTGCGGCTGGGCCGGTTGCGGCCGCCCCTGTTGCGCCTGCCCATTGGCAAGCGCTGCAAGATCGACGCCGGCGAGTTGGGCGACATAGCGGATGGTGCCGACAGGATCGCGCCGGAGCGCCGTTTCATAATCGACTGCCTTGCGCAGCACATCGGCATGGGTGGTGCCGGCCTGACGGATCAGCGGGGTAAACTGTTCAAGCCCCTTGTAATCCTGCAGCACGCGAAACCCGTTATTGATCTCTTCCTCGCGCTTGGCGATTGCCGCCCGCACTTCAGGCGGCGCATCGGCAAACCGCGCTTTGGCATCGGCCGACCAGGAAGACGGCGCCTTGACCGCGGCCACTTGGCTGTCTTCCTCAACCCGCCCCGCTTCCGCCCGAACCGGCTGATCGGCCTTGCCGGCATCGACCACTCTGGCAGGATCGACTACTTTGGCAGGATCACCCACCCTGCCCTCGCCGCCCTCTTCCTCGGGCCCCTCCATCGCCGCCTTCAGGCTGTCGCGGATCGAAACCGGTTCAAGACCATCATCATGGCCATCGTCGCTGATCAAATCTTCCATGGGATTATATTCCTATCTGGGGGTTGATGCCCGTTCAGGCGTTGGGTGAAGCCGGGTGTTCACTGGTGTGTGGAGTTGGGATCAGGCGCCACCACTTCTGCCTGCCGGCATCTCCCCCACAAGGGGGGAGAGCGATGGAGCGCCCGCATTGCCTCAAAATTTGGTTTCAATGCTCAGCTTGCCACGATCATTCGAGGCAATGAGCCCGCCTTTGGCCCTCTCCCCCCTTGTGGGGGAGATGCCGGCAGGCAGAAGGGGTAAGCCTCCGCACCAGGCTCTCATCCCTCAGCGCAATTCGTGACCAAAGCGGAAATTGGACCTCTACCATCCGGCAAAACGGCTTCCCACCTCACCAACAATATACTTCAAGGCTTCTCGACTTTGTCCAGGTTTTTCTTGCACGCCAGGAATCTGTAAACATCAGGTATGGTGATTGGTTCGTCATAAAGCTTGGGTTTGCCATGGAACCATTTCACCTTGAGCCCGCCTGCATAATGCAGGCTTTGTTCGATAGCGGCCAAGGTGATCCAATCGTAAAGCCCATCATTGTTCTCATCGATCGTTTCGAGAACCGCATCCGTTTCGCCATCAAAGCCGGTACCGCCGCTGGCATTGTCAAACGACAGGCGGCGAACCACGTAACCGTTGGAAAAGGATTCATAGGCATGGCCGCGCCAAATCAACTGCTTGTGATGCCATTTTTCAATCGAGATCTTGCTGCCATATTCGATCCCATCCGTTCCATAAATCACATAATGTTCGTCCTCTTGATCTGCGCTCCACACAGCATCCGAATTCGTGCACAAGGCGATTGCCATGTTTGGATAGAAGACAGCAAACAACACCGCCAGAATTGCCCTGCGCATAACAACACCCCCATTTCGATTGCCTGTAGAAGTGAACAATCTCAGTCACGCCTCCAGGTAATACAATGGGCAATTGAGGTTCTCTAAAGATCTAATCTTGGTCATGGTTAAGACGAGACAGTATTTTGTCTTAACGAGCTCCTCGGTTCAAATCGGCGCAGTATGCTGAGGATTGAAACAGGAATTTCCGGGCAATGCGAGCGCGTCGTCTGCTCTCCACGCCCGAGGATAACGGCATGCACGCATCGTATTTTTAAGCTGCTCGACGCACCTGCGACGGACCCCCGCTCTTGCGCTTTCTGATGTTTAGGCTTTGCGAGCAACGTTGCGGGTGTGGAGCCGCTTGTGGGCGCAAAACCTAAGCCATCGAAAGCGCTTTCTCGCCCGCCAGGGGCGAGATAGTCCCCGCGTCAGTCGCAATTGCCCCAAGCAAGGCAGTCGGCTGTGGCATTGCTGCGCATTCGACGTTCAAGCTTGGCAAGACGGTGCAGCGGTTTGATCTCGCCCCTGGCGGGCGAGAAAGCGATTTCGATGGCTTAGACCTTGCGCCCGGTGACCTCACAACACGGGCAAACCTTGCTCGCAAGGGCTAAACATCAGAAATCGCCAGAGCGGGGGTCCGTCCAGGCGCCTGTAACATCCGAATACACGATCTACGACGCCTCCAGCCCTCACCCTGAGGTGTAATGTGCGGGCAGAGCCCGGACATTGCCTCGAAGGGTCAAGCGGCTGATCAATGCGCTATTATTCATCGCGAAGTGCAAAAAAACGCACCCCTCACCTGAAAAATCTAACACTTAGCTAAAGCTAAGATGTTGATTTTTCTTCCTCTCCCACAAGGGTAGAGGGATAACCCGCGGCGTCGCTGTGCCCAAAATGAAGGTCGAATTTGTTGCGTCGCCGAAGATAGAAACTTTGCTTGTGGCATCGCTGATAAACGCGGGTTGGATCTCTCCCCTTGTGGGAGAGAAAGCGATTTCGATGAATTAGGATTTGCGCCCACAAGCCCTTCCACGAGCACAACCTTGCGCGCAAAGCCTAAACATCAGAAATCGCCAGTGAGGGGCTCCGTCCCAGGCACATCTGATATCCCCCTCACCCAAACCCCGCCGCCACCCTTCTCAACTCCTCCCGTATCCCCGCCCTATCCGCCTTCGGCTTCTCGACCTTCCCCGGCGCCTCATTGCCAATTTCCTCAACCCCCGCCGCCTTATAGGTCCGGCGGAGGTTGGATTTGGAGTCATACACCCGCCCATCCAGCATCGAGCGCACCTCGGTGCTGTCGGTGACGAAATGTGGGGCTGGCAGGGAGGAGGCTGTCCAGATGGGTTCGGGTTGGCAGTTGTGCGGGATATGGCCGATTTCGTGCCAGCCGCTACAGATTTTGCAGTGGCGATGCGTCGTTCTCATGGCAAAATTCCGGGGTTGGCGATGGCCGCGTTGACGGCGGCGCGTTGCATGGCGTGTTCGTGGCGGGCGGAGATTTCGCGCATTTCGAGCTGGTGATCGAGAAGGCTTGCCTGGGCATCCATTTGCGCGGTCTGCTGGGTAGCCTGGGCCTTGGCCTGTTCGGCCTCGGCGCGGATTTTTGCGGTCTGGACCTGCAATTGCGCTTGCACCGGCGGCTGTGACGGGGCCGGGTTCTGGATGGCGCGCATGGTTTCGGAAATCGCCTGTTCCAGCGTGTTTTCGAGCTGCCTTCCAGTGCGGAAGCCGCGGGCGACAAACAGCAGGAATTCGCCGATCACCGGAACCAGCGTCGGCATTTGCTGGGCCACGGGCCCGGCCTGCTGGATCAACCCGCCGACGGCGGTGACGAATTCGATGCGGCGCTGTTTTTCAGCATCCTCATCCGGCTGGATGGTGGAATCGCTTTCGACATCGATGCGGAAGCCGCGCACATTGTCGCCGCGCAACAGCTTGACGACGTCATCAAGCGCCGGGCCTTGCAGCATTTCGACCAGTTTGGCATCAGGCACTGGTGCCGGTGGCGGCGGTGCGCCCATTTGCTGCGCCCGCTGCGCCATGATTTGCGCCTGCTGCTGGCTTTCACGGATCTGCATTTGCAGCTGCTGCTTCGTCGCCAGGCTGGGCAGCTGAATGCCGCTCATGGCGACAAGCGTTTCCGGCTGGAACAGATTGCAGATGATTTCGCCCGAGATACGGATGATATCGCGGGCAAAGCGGGCGAGTTCGGATTGCCGATCGCGCACACGGATCGATCCCCATTGCGATTTCAGCCTTTGGGCGGTGGCGGTTTCGCTTGCCTGGGTGTCGCCGCGCACAATGTCTGAAATGCCGGTGATCTGGTAGACATCATCGATCAGCTGCTTGCGGGCCTCGATACAGGCGATGAGCACCTTCTGCACCATATCGACCGGCAACCAGGAAATGGCGCTGGTGCCACCCTTGTCAGTGAAGGCCGCCCATCCCGGTATCGGCACCATCACGGTGTCATTGTTGGGCTGCATGGCTTTTTCAATGGCGGGCGAAACGGCGCCATCGCCGGAGGGATAGAAGCCGACAAGGCGCAGCTGATCGGTGATCTTGGCAATGCGCCGGGTGAGATCGTCAATTTCCTCCACCTGGCCGGCATAATAGACATAATCGGGCACCGGAATGAGCGAGCCGGTCGATGTGGTGCCATAGGCCGGGCGTGGGCAGGGCCAGAAATCCTCAAGATCCAGCGGCGGCTCGGAGATTTCGAATGCCTCGGCCGAGCCATCGGCAATCCACACCGTGCAATTTTCGGTCTTGCACCAGATTTCCCAGACAAAGATCTTGCCCTCGCTCTGGGCGCGGTCGGTTTCGGTTCGGCCTTGCGTCCTGGTGGCGGATTCGGCTTTCGCCTTGGCCAGCGCGCCCGCGCCAAACCGCGCCTCAAGATCTTCCTCGGTCATCGGCACGCGGCGGGCAACCCAGCTCACATCCTCCCAGCGCCGGGCCGGCGAATGCAGGAAATCCGAGCCGTGGACATAATCCACCGCCACCCGCTCACCGGTGATCTTTTCCTCGGGCGACTGTTGCGCGGCCCCGGCCTCATCATCGGCCCCGGCCTGTTCATCAGCAACGCTTTCGGAGGTCTCGACCGGCATGTCGGAGGCTTGAATATCGGCCTCATAGCGCAGCCAGCAGGTGCCGCGCGCATAGAGCAGGAAATCATCGCGCGTCTGGCGCAAAAGCGGGTCAAAGCCCGCCTTTTCCACCTGATAGGAGAGCACACGCTCGATCATTTCGGCCGCCACGCGGGCCACCGGATCGGCATCCCTAAAGCGGCGCTCGACGGCCGGCACCGGCGTGCGGGCATAGACGGCCGGCTGCAGCACCGAAATATTGGCCCAAAGCATGGGAAAGGAGCGATCGGCGCTGCCTTCGCTGGCACTTTGCGCCAGATAGATTTTCTCGATCTTCTCGCAGCGGCGGTTCCATTTGGCAAAATATTTGCTGGCTCGCTTGATTTCCTCGCTCCATTTCGCCCCTGCTTCGGCGAGGTCCAGCCCCAAAGAGGCGGAGTTGGAGGCGGAGATGGTCGCTGCCGGCGCGCCGATGGGCGCTGTGTCGATCTCTGTCATATCCGCTCCCGCCTCTGTGGCGTCATCTTCAAGGCGTCCTCGAAGGTCATTTCCTGCATGGCGCTGGCCTTGGGTTGTTCAACTTTCGGCACGGCAACGCTGCGCCAGGCCTGCGAAAGATATTGAAACGCCTTGGCCCCATGCGAGGCCCAATCATGCAAGGCACTCGCCTTGAAGGTCTTGGCCTCATCATCCCATTCGCGCCGGTAGCTTTCGAGCGCGGCAAAGCCTGCTTCCTCAGTCGAGAGGTCGAAAATGCATTTCGGCAGCGTCGTGCGGATCGCCTGATGGCCATCGGCATCGGTGGTGCGTTCGACCACCGACGGCTTCAGCCCGTGATCGAACATCATTTCGACGCGCGTCCGGCCGGTGCCCCATTCGGTCACCCTGGCATCATGCGGAACATAATCGGTGCCGGCCCGCCAGCCCTTTTCGCGGCGGCGCGCCTGAACGATTTCGGCATAGTGATCAACGCCGACGCCATGGGCGACATAATAGCCAAGGATCAGAAGGCGCTCACCGGGCAGGATCTGGAAAAACCAGATGGCGGTGGAATCGCGCACGCCCAGATCCCAGGCGGTGTGAACGGGATAAGAGGGATCATGGCCAATCGCCCTGAGGCGGCCTTCGCCACGGACGGCCAGCGTTTCGCGGGCGTAAAAGGCGCCCAGGATCGCCGCATTGAACGAGCACATATATTCCTGCTCAAACTGGGCATTGCCGAGATCCTCGCCATAAAGGGCGATATATTCCGACCGGCTTTCGGCAAGCTGCGCTGAGGTCAGCGCGCCGGTATCGAGCACGGTGGAGATTTCGGCAAACCAGTTTGGGTTTTTCTGCGCCATGTCATACATGGATTTTGCGTGGTTGCGGCCGCGCGGGGTGGTGATAAAGGCGGCCCAGCCGCCATTTTCCTCCAGCATCGGGCGGATATAGGCCCAGGCGCTGGGATTGGCGAGCGCCCATTCCGAAAACACCACGCCGGCAACGCCAGCGCCCACCAGGCTGTCATACCGGTCCGAGCCGATCAGCTGCCAGGTCGAGCCGCATTTCAGCTCAATGAACATTTCCTGCTCATTGGTGCGCGCCCGGATGGCGGGCGGAAAGGCCTCATCGATCCGTCTTTTGCCGGTATGCGGATTGACCGCCGTCCACAGCGCTTTTCGCGCCTGGGCATATTCCGGCAGGCAATGCCAGTAGGAGCCGACGCGCTTATGGGCCAGCTCGCAGGTGACGCCAAGGGCAATTTCATCCTTGCCCCAGCGGCGATGGGCAATCTCTATCGCCCGTTTGCCGCCATTGACCAGATATTCATGAAAGGGGTGCTGATACCAGCGAACGCGCCGCTCAACTTCCAGAGCGCTTTGCGTTCTGATAGAATCAGAACCGCGCTCTAAGTCTTTGTTTTTGCGCATGTCGTTATCCGAAAACCGCTCACACTTTTCAGCGACATGCTGCGGGACGTGGCTCATATACGGTCTTGAACACGATCTCGGCCGGGCCTTCATTGCCCTCACCTGTCAATGCCACATTGGCAAGATCAGGCAGCACCTTGGATAAAAGCTTGGTCGCCGCCGTCACCTGGGAAGTGTTCATCAACGGCGTATCGGACTGGATATGCTCCATCAACCGATTGATAATCTCACCCGCCTGAATCTTCTGCCTGATCTCATCACTGAGCCGGACCTTTCTGGATACCGCCATCTGCCTCGCCCTTTCCCAAGGTGAACTGAATCTCGGTTATTTTATTGGGGGGAGAGTTTGAATGGACCGAGTGCGATCCTGTAATTAGCCAATTTACGGATATCCGGTTCATTGACAAGGGGTGGTTTGGGTAGGTGGGGATGGAGATGGCAGCGTTGGGCAAGGCGACCCCACGCGTTGGACCTCCCCAAGTGGCGGGGTGAGGAGCGGTTCGCGAAGCGAAGCAATCGATCGAGTGAATCGATTGCGGTAACGAACGCCAGGAGCGCAAACGTAGGGCTGAAAAATCAACATCTTAGCC